TCTCAATCCTATCACGTCTAGCAATAGCATTCATGCTAGTACCACCAGCATTAAATTCTTCTAGAGTAAGCATGTCAAATACTGCTAAGTATGAATCCTCTGTCTGGGCACCTTCTTTTCTATGAACTTGTTTCATAAGTGCCTGGAAGTCTTCGCTCATTACTTCGCCATCAAATACCAAGCCTTCAAACTCAGGTTTGCTTAAGGCTTCATTGATGTGTGGAAAGTTTTCTAGCAACTTGCCGTTACGTGAGTATAATGTAGCATCACCATTTTGCACAATAGCAATAACTCTTACACCATCATACTTGTATTCAATAAAGCATTCACCAGCAATCTTCTTAGGGTGTTTAGCACCATCATGTGCTAACATACAACCAAATAGTGGTATAGTGTCCTTTTGCACTTTGTTGATAAGTTTAGCACCAGTACCACAACGAAGATCTTTAATTAGTATTCTTCTATACCAATCGTTCCATTGTTCGTTGGTTGCTTGGTCACAAAGTTCTTGAATAGCATCTCTGGCCGCATGTCCAGTCAACTGTCTGTTTATTAGTTGATGTAACACTTCATGGACTTGCCCAATTTCGACACCAGCACCGTCAGTTTCACTAAATGGTACTTGCTTAACTCCAAATGTAACTAAAGGATCTAGAGCCAATCTAGCACCTGCAATGAATACTTCATTATCAATGTTATCTTTAATTACTGATTGTTTAAAAAGCGAACTATTATCGCTCTCTAACTTTTGTATTACATTCCAAGGATTCATGCTGTCTCCTTTTGTTCTCTTTGCTCAACAATAAACTTTTTAATAGTTCTTTTGTATTGCCCAAGTAAACTCCAAGCATTGTAATCGCCTGATGCTTGTAAGTCAAAACCATAACCTTCTGTTACAACTTTACCTTTATTGGTAAATTTTTCTTCTGTGACAAAACCAAATACCATTTTGTAGTATTTAGGCCCGTCAATATAATCGCCCTCAGTTTCACCGGTTACCCAAAAAGCATCTTCCTTACCCTGAACTGGTCTAAACTTAAGACCACAAACTCTTTCCATAAACCTTTTTAAATTCTCTGTTGGAATATATGTTTCAGAAAGAATTACTACGTTTCTACCTTTAATCATTAAGCCGCCTCCAACTCATTTTTTAGTTTAGGATCATTTTGATCGAACCAACCATTTTTAGTTTTATACTGACAAGCATAATTTGTTCTACCACCTTCTAGTGTTGGAGTCCATTGCTCTGCTTTAGACTTCAAACCAGGACGAATATGCTCCTCGTCACTGTAAGTATGGAATGTTCTACATCTCCACTCACAGTTAGCAAGTTCCTCGTCCTTGTGATAGTAAAACTCTACAGGTGTTTCCCAATACTCACATATTGGACCTTTACCGTCACCGTCTCTACCGAGGTCACGTATTTCCCAATCTAGGATATACTCTTCAAATGCTTCATTAGAAGATTCAATTAATTTACTCAAAGTTGGAATACCATGCTGAGCAATCTGGTTAATCTGCCTAGCAGTTAGATCAGACACAAAATATGTGCAACCGCCCTTGTACTTCCAATGCGGTTCAGAAACACCATGCTCATAATCTTCATTGTGAGCGGCATAGTTCTCTCTGTATTGTGTCTGTATTACTAATGTTTGCATATTTAAAAACTCCTACTTTCTTAAAATATACATATATTATACTAAAATACAGGTATGCGGTCAACCTTTTTTACCACTTTTTTTGAACTAGTTTGTCTTTAATTACACCATTTATATCAGTATATTGCGTATTGAAGTACCTTTTTGCAGGATAACTAGGTGGCATCCAATCTATTATTACATCTCTTTTATATATAAATTGAAGCCATACAGTTTTACCGTTTGCTAATTTACGTGGCTTCCATGCAAAAATGCGTTTCCAGTTAGAATATCTTGGTTTGGTAGGGTCTTGAGCACTCTGGTCTAGAGGCATTAATCTTCTCTCATAACAACATCATGTATTTTAAGACCAATAGTATTTTGTAAAAACACTCCTCTATTTTTACCTTCAGGCATAAATCTGTAACTTAATGCGTCTGCAAGTAATATTTTTCTATCCCCATAAAATTTACTAATAGGCCAATCACGCATCATTTCTATATAAGGGTCTGAAGTAGGTTTAGGCATCAATCCTGTATTACGCGAGGGCGAATCATCTTCTACTAACCAATCTTTATTATAACCAAATGTTTCAAAGTCCCAATCATAAAAATTATATATTAAATCTAATATATATTGAGTATTATCGCATTGTTCATAAATTAGACGCCAATCCATTTCACTTTGGTTTGCTTTTCTTACCCAAGGTGTTTCGTTTTGCATTGCAACATGCTTTACATATCCATAATCTTCATGAAACTTTTTACGAGTAAACTCAAAAATTTCTTCAAATCTTTCATAACAACCTATATAGTCTACTCTTAGTTTTGCATCTTCGTCTATTAGATATAATATCTGTGGTGTTTTGTGCATACCCCATAGACTTGTTACTGTAACGGGATCTAAATATGTAAGAACATTTGAAGCATCTTTAGGTCTGCCTTCAAATCTCCAACGACACCAATATTCAAAACTCATATCACTTGCTTCTAAAGGACCTTCTAATCCTTGTCTCCAAAGACTTACTTCTCTGCTATAAGGATTTCTAATTAAGGATAGTTTTAAATTTGCATCTGGATTATCTAAAAAATAACATGCTGTTTGAACAGGACTATGATTATCAAATATTTCTATGTCAGAATTTGTTCCATAGTTTTCTAAAAAAGTTTTGTAGGATTTTCCACCTGTTCTAGGTATGTGTACAAAAATTAGATCTTGGTCAGGTAAGTAAAACATTATTCATATTTATTAAATAGTTTGGACGTTTGCTCCTTTACAAATTTTTCTACTTTGCCAATGTTAAGGAATATTTCAACTGTATCAGTTTCATTATTCCATATTTTTGATAGTGGTGAGTCTACATTAGGATTCAACGGAATTGCTCCTTTGATTTGACTGCCTAACTTTTCACCAACGTTGCCATTCTTGTCTGTAACTACAACTTTGTCTACAAATGTACTAGGTATTTCTGTCGTGAAAATATCATTCAACAGTTTGTCGAAGTTACTAAGTTTGGAATCATGGGTGAGAATTATCTTTCTCTTTCCCATGGTTCCTACTTAATTGCTGATTTCTTTGGCCTACCAGGTTTAGGTTTAGGTTTTAACTCTGGTGCTCTGGCGTATGCCTCTTCTCTTTTGCTATTAGCATCAGCAATCATTTGCTGTTGAACTCTTTCAATATCTTGTTCAATCATATCTGCTTGTTCAAGCAAACCTCTAGCAATGCCTAACTGCTCTTCTTGTTCTCTATCAGTCAAAGCATTAGGTCTAGTTGCTTCAGTTTGTTGCATATCAATTTCTGATGTATCAGCAATTTGAGGTTTTTCGTTTTCCTTACCTGCCTCAATCTGTGCAATTGATTCATTTAAGTCTGCTAATGGAACCTCATCATTTGGTGTAGGTGTCATAATAACTTCACCTACAGGTGCTTTAGTAATCATGCCATCACTATGTATTGCTTGTAACATAATTCTGCCATCGCTAAAGTTCCTACCGTTAAGTACCTGTGCTAGATCGCTATTGGCCTGAGCCTCATCGCTATCAACAACTGATATAAGTTCATCATGTTGTGTTGCTCCGAGTTCACCAGTCATAATTAATAGAGCATTTTCAGGTTCGCCTGGAACTTCTCTAAATAAAACTAGACACTTTCTGTCATTCCACTTAGCAACGTGTTTCATCACTCTTGCCATATTATTCTCCGGTATCTCCTGTTGGATTTGCCACTTCAGATTCTGCAGGTGTTTCCACCGCTTCATCACTTGCAGTAGCATCTGCTTCTGCTTGTTGATTCTGTGCAACAATATTAAGGAAGTTACTTAACCTATCGAATACAGCACCTACTTGTGATGCCTCGGCACCTCTGAATGCTCCTCTGCTTACTGCTAAATCAACGATTTGTAATAATGCATTAAGTTCCTCAAGGCTTAAAGAAGCCTGTTGTCCCTCTGGTGCACCACCTTCTACGGATTGTTCAACTTCTTCGTTTACAATCTCTGTGTTTTCTGTATCTGCCATTTTTTCCTCCAATGGTAATTTACAAGTATTATTTATTAACTGATGTTTTTATGTGAACGATAAAAAGGTCTCAATTGCGAGTTGATTATAGGGATCAAAGGTCATTTTGGCTCCACTAAGGGTACCGCCTTTGCCACTACCAGTATCTAAGAATATTACCCTTTCTTCATTCTTGGTGTAATAAACTAATGGCATTTTGAGATTATCTTCAAAGTTGGGTTCTGCTGATAAAGGTGATCTATCATGCCCAACAAACACAATAGTACCTGTTGGAACATGATCTGTCCAATCATATACTCTATGAGCATAAGTTTGTCCTTTGTATTCAACCTGCTTAGAATTATCAACTTGACCATATAAGAAAACACTTTCAATCGACTTCTTAGTAATTCTTTTTTCTGCCCAAAAGTCTGGGTGTACACCGCCATGTGTAAAAAAGAAGTTCTTATAAGTTACATAGAAAGGTTGCTGAGAAGCAACTTCTAATACAAGATCTCTAAATAAGTCTATACCAAAGTCAACTCTTGCAAGTGTATCTCTTTGCGGTTTACCAAGTTTAACATCATTGCCTTTTGCCCAACGATAAAGTTTGTTATCGTGGTTGCCTTGTATAATGGTTCCATGTCCAGCATCTATAATTTCTTTTGCTAATAACAAAGACTCCAAAGGCTTAGGACCGTAATCTAATATATCACCTAATTGTAAGTAATATAAATTGTGTTTACGAGCATATGAATATGAAGTAGCGAAGTCAGAGAATACTGAGTGGATGTCGCCCACTACAAGTAAACCTTTGTAACCTTCTAAATTAAGTTCCATAACTCCTACTCAACTACTTAATATATATACATATTATACTAAAATAACGGGGATTAGTCAACTACTATTTCCAGTAACTTTCTAATTTGCCCTCTCTGACCAGGTCACAACTCACACAATGTGGGCCACCTGCAAGGGTTCTCATATGACGCATTTGGACTGGAACAGGAGTAACACCATGTTTTTCCATTTCTTTCATTAATGGTAACTCATCATCTGGTACTAAAACATGTTGGGGATCTATGCTTAAAACATTCATACCTATCCAACTACTTGCTGGTGCATAGTCTTCCAAGCATGGTTGACCTACACACATTTCCTCGGTGTACCAAATAATATCCCAACCATCAAATATACCAGGAACCTTATCTTTGTCAACTCTACTTGCATTAAGAACCACCAACCCAGGCCTTAATGGCATAATTGTACTATCGACATGTGCCCAACTGTATAAGTCGAACATCTTGTGTACTCTAAAATCGGGTCCTAAGGCGTTCTGTAACCACCTAGCACCCATCTCATTACCAGTATTGGATATAAGATACAATATATCGTAACCCATGCGTATAAGGTTAGCAGGGTCTAATATAGGCTCATTGTTATTTACACTTGGGTCTCTACCAGGTTGTATTTTAAATAAGGAATCTTCTAAACGTGGTTTAGGCATTTGTAACCAATTAGCACCTTGTTCCATCTTCTCCATAAAAAGGTCTCTAAATAAAAAGGTTTCATGGTACCTTGCTCTCAAACTCATAGCACCTTCAATGATTTTGTCACCTATAACTGTAACACTATCACGTGGACAATATGCTTCGTATTGATCTGTTTCCCACAAACCATTGCTTATTTTAGCATCGAAATCTATAAGGTTAGGCCTTTGTACCTTTACACCGAAATCGTTGCTTAAAACGTTGCACAATGCGTCTAAGTCCTCTTCTGCTTCACTATATACATGCTCTGGATACTTGCCCTTAGGCATTTTAGCATATTCTTCTGCACTAAGATTAGCATAATTTGTTGCGTGATGACTAAGATCACCATGGGGAATATTGGCTCCTTGAGCCGTGCCTATTATGATTTCTTTAAGGGGATCCCACTCGTTACAGGACCATAAGTTATTATTCTGCGTCATGTGTAGTATTTACTACTACAGACTCAATTGTGCCTATGTTATCTGGTTTTTTGTTAGTTGCTTGAATTAATTGTAAAAAAGATGTCATGTCTCCTGTGTTTTCAAAATATATTCTCCATATATTATCGTTACCAAGTGTTGACATGAAAAAAACACCTTGAGCATTTTGCTCAAAGTGTTTTAGTAAATCCCATAATGTATCATCCTCAGAAGTTTTAGAAAAAATATGTAACTTATTTTTCATTAGGTTCTCATAAGTTTGAGTACTTTTGAGACCTTCAAGTTCTGAAGCATTTAACTTTTTACTGATTTGTATTTCCATTATGCCGCTTTGTATTTTACTGTAACACCATAAGGTGCTTCAGGTGTTCTGCCACCATAGCCTGAACCATGTACAATAAACAATGTATCGCAGTAGTCCTCGTCGCCCCAACTACCCCATGGATAACCGTCTGTAAATACAATTAATTTCTGTGGCGTAATGTCTTCGTCTTTTAGTCTATCAAACATGCAATCAAACTCAGTACCGCCACCGCCTTCTATTTCTATCTCATGTATGTCATCAATATTAGTAGAATCAAATTCATGAATAGTATATGTGTCAGTGTCAAAGAAGCAAAGTCTTAACTTGAAGTTAGTGTATTGCTCCATGCAACCTTTAACTTCGCTTAGTAAGTCAGTAAGCATTTCATCTGACATAGAACCTGAACTATCAATAAAGCAGAACACATCTAAGTCTGTATCATAATCCATACCAGGTAAGTAAACTCTTTCAGCAATACCTTTTCTAGCAGGTCTCATAAATGTAAAGTCATTCTTAAGAACACTTTGTATATTTGTATTAAGTAATTCTCTCCAATCCAATTCAGGGTTAGTTAGTTGTTTAATCATTTTTCTAACACCCTTAGGAACATCTTTACTACCAGCACCTTTGGCCGCATTCAAGATTGCTTCTTTCATTTGCTCACGAATATCATTTCTTTCTTCTTCTGAATATTGTGGAGGACCTTTCTTTTTACCATCTTGGCTTTCTTCATTGCCTTGAGCACCTGCACCTTCTCCATCTTCATCACTGAAGTCTAAATGCATATCTAATGTTTCTTCTGTAACCTGTTCTGCATTAGCAAAAAGGTCATCAAATACTTCATCGGAAGTCCAATCTTGATATTTGTAGTCAAAGCAGATCTGCACTTTGGTAATTCTCTTACCAATGTTGTTTTCAACCAAATCCATGTTTACAATATAGTCACATGCTATATTCCAAAGACGAGCGTCTTTGTCACCACGTCTATCCATATGATCATAAACACAATGTAAAACCTCATGTCCCATTAGGAATATGAGTTCATCGTCGTCTAACATATTAATAAAGTCTATATTGTAATAGAAGTACCTGCCGTCTGTTGCGGCAGTTGGGCACCAATCGGATGCCTCTTGAAGTTGTAATCTAGTTGCCAAATTACCAAAGAAACCATTCTTCAAAAGTAACTGAACTCTTGCAGTAATTAATCTGTCTCTTACTATTTGGTCTTGTATCATATCTGCCATTGCGTTCTCCTACAAACTATACTTATATTATACTAAAATTTAGTGGGTCGGTCAACCTACTTTTTGCTTTAAAAGGATGGGGGGACCTGCTTAGATCCCCCCTTAGTCTGTGCCGCTTAGTGTAGGTTGTAGGAGTAACTGGCGACACAGGAACTAATTAGTCGATGTTCATATACTTACCGTATCTTTCTACCCACTCATCGATACGGTCAACATCTGCAAAATCAACATCAATGTCATACTCGCTAAGAGCAATCTTACATCCGAGTACACACATTTCTGGTTCGAAATTGTCCATTAAGAAATTAACGAAGTTGTTAAAACTTTCAGTAAGTTTTTTATCATCGTTTTCATCTTGGATATTTTTCAACTCATAACTCATACCTACTGTAAGAGCATACTTAGAAGATATCTCAAGTTTCTTCAACTCCTTTACCTTACCTGAAAGTATTTCAGAAGGCTTAGGAAGTTTAGAAGCATTTTTCTTATGATTCATAAACTTAATAGCCATGCCTTCACCAACCAAACCAGTAACAATGTCCATTTCTTCTTCATGGCTCATATCACTGTCTTCTAACATTTGGCTAACGAATGCCCAAGACCTTGGAGTAGCAAAACTCCTACTTGAACTCTTTGGATCGAAGTCAAAAAGGTCTTGTTTAGCAAAAGCCAAGTAACCAACAACATCTGGAATGATGTCGTTATCAACTGCCCAAGTTTGCCAATCATCATGATTAACTTCAACCTCTAAGTGGAGGAATCTGTTAGCAAGTGGACTTGGCATTCTATATGTAACACCTTTATCAGTGTCTCTATTACCAGCCGCCGCTATAACAACATTGCTTGGCAATTTATATTGCCCAACCCTACGGTTAAGGATCAACTGATATGCAGTTGCCTGCACACTTGGTGGTGCAGAATTAAGTTCATCTAAGAACAAAAATACTGTATCGAATTCACTAGCAAATTCTTCTGATGGTAGTTCGGCAGGTGCCGCCCACATCATTTTGTTAGTGTCTTCGTCTCTATAAGGATATCCTTTGATATCTGTTGGATCTAACAAAGCCATTCTTAAATCTATAAGATGGTTGTTACCCTCTTCTGCGATCTGAGCCAAGATATCGGATTTACCAACTCCTGGAGGACCCCAAATAAATACAGGACGTTTTTTTGCAAAAGCACGTTTAAGGTGACTCTTCGCCCTGCTAAGTTTTACTTTTCTAATATTCTCTGTTGACATAATTACTCCTACGAAATTATTTAATTAATACAAGTATTATACTAAAATATACTCTCCAGGTCAACCTCTTTTTCTGAAATAAATGTCATTTCTACAAGGTAACCTAAACTTTGCAATTCATCCAATCTACTAAACACATTAGAATCATCATATAGCACAGGGTCGATAATCCAATTATGATTACCTGACCTAGCACTAAATTTATCTAAATAGCGAAGTAGAAATTTCATCATGCAGTTTCCTGAACTCCTTCAAGGACATCTGAAGTAATGTCCTTAAATCCCCAACTATCAACAATGTGATATGTATCGTTGTCTACATCTTGCACAATGTCTCCAACACTCAAAGAATGCATGTCACGGAATGTAACCTCTTCACCATTCTTACGAGTAACTGTTTTCATTTTGTAATCACTTACGTGAGCATCAAAAACCAAATCTTCTTCTTCGTCCTCATTGTAGTATGCACCATTAAGAACTGAAAACACTTCTTCTAAGTCATCTACAACAAAAGGATCTAAACTTCTAGTACCTGAAACAAGTCCTGCTTCTTTCTTAACTGAACAAACATGGGTGTAACTGTTAAACATTTCGCCTTCGAAACCTTCAGCACCTCTCATAGTAGACATCTTTGCTCTATACTCTGGATACTTTTCTTCGCCGCCTAAATGACCACGATCATTTGAATTAACATAATCAGACACTTCTTTGCTGATTTTGATTTGATATACTTTATACATAAAAACTCCTACCTTTTTACAAATTATGTATATATTATAAGCGATCTTGGGTACCAGGTCAACCTCTATTTAGGGTAAAAGGGGCATGATTCTTGCTGTATATAGTATGTCGGCGGGAGTGTGTGGGATTTCCAACACCAAAAATGACACCAACGAACCGGAAATCTCCCCGCCGATTTCACAACTCATATAATGATTATACACTAAATGATAAATACTTTTGTAACACGATTGTAACATACAGTTTGATTACTTGTAACAGGACCCAATTGGGGTGAAGTTACAACAAACGTACTAGCAGTTTTGTTAGAATATCATAGGAGAAGAAATGGCGAAATCCATAGGAATAGTAGCCAGTGCAACTCATCGTATAGCATTGGACTACTTTAGAAAATTTGATTCCATGATGAGGCAAGGCCGAATAGAGGCTGTTGCTCAGGAATTCTGGGGATCATAAAACACAACCATAAAGAAAGGGAGTCTAGGCTCCCTTTTCTTTTAGCCTCACCTTATTTTACTTCAGTTACGAATTCATAAAGTTTTTGTGCTTGTTCAATTACTTGCTCAGGGGTGATCTCAATGATCGGCATTATCTTGTCCGCTCTTTGCTCCGGTTCCATTGCGTAGAATTGATTAACGGTCTGCGTTCTGTTCTCTTCTAAGAGACCCATTGCCATACCGAGAATTTCGGTTCGTAGTTCGAACCCGCTTTTGCTATTACTCATATTTTCTCCTGTGTGTGTATGTGTGTAAAATGTAACGTTATGTTACAATATTATTTACTTGTCGGTATCGGCTTTTTTTGGATTTTTTGGTTTACGAAGACCTAATAACCATTTTTCCAAGTTTTGACCTTTTAACTTTAAAATAACAGAATCCTTTTCACTGAATAATACTAATTGCTTATTATCTATAAAGTATGGCCATTGCATCGTTTGATCTAACTTTACTACTGCTTTATTTGATAACTTAAAATTATCTAGTTTAAACTTGTAACATGAAAAACTTTTTTGCATTAATGTAAGTCCGTACTTGGTTAGTCTAACACCGATAACCTTATTACTTCTAATCCTATGATTTTTAAAGAACAAAGGTAAAATATCTAGTACATCATACTCATGTATGTCTAATTCTTGTTTAATTTTTTCAACTATTTGGTATTGAAGGCTATTTTGAATTGGCATTTTTGACTTCATCTTCACTTACAACAGGTCCGCTCTCTAATTTAACTACACAAAATTCATCTGTGTTAAATTGTTTGTTTAGTCTTTCTGCTAAGTTAAATGCATGTCCAGGATTTGAAAAACTTGTTTTCTTATACTTAGGCCCAGGATAATCTAAATATGAATGCATGGTTCTAAGGTTAATTGGTGCACCTTGAAAAAACACACTAAATACACTTCCAGCCGCTAAGACCTGTTCTGTTTTGTAATTTGTTGTGTCGTGATGTTCTAAAATCACTGTTGGTTTCGGTCTACTCATGTATGTCTCCTGTACTTTTATTTATCAAAAATACAGTTAAAACATACTTTAATTAATTAGATTTGACCTCAGCAGTTGTTCAAAGCCGCCTATTCTTTGCCCATCTGCAAATATTTGTGGCACGGTATTAACATTTTCACTATCATCAAAGCCTTCATAGAATTGTTGGCATAAATCTTCATCATCTAGTAAAACTTCTGTGTATTCGTATCCGTTAAGTTCTAATACTTGTTTAGCCATTGTACTATATGGACATCTTGTTTTTGTATAAATTTTAATTACTTTCATTTTGTTTTAACATATACCACATAAATCGTGCATGATCTTCTTTACATTTAAAACTTACATAGGCTCTATCATCTTTATGCGGTTCAGAAATATATGGTGTTGTTCTTTTGAACCACCAACCGTAATCGTTTTTAGAGTTTACTTCACACCAATTAAGATGTGTTGCATTGATACCATAAGAAGGCATTTTGTAATTGAATTCATAACGGCGATTATATTCACCCCTCTTTATCTCTAAATGTTCCGCCATCCGCTGTAAGTATTAGTGTTTGTTTTGGTTCTACTTCCTCCACATTAGATACATCATTTAATGCTGTTAGCAAATCATTAATGTCTAATGTAATTTCAGTACTACCTCTGGACTTATAAAACTTTAAATTTTCAATTAGAGTTTTTAATTTCATTTCTTTTGATCTTGTTAAGTTCTTTCAATCTAAATCTTAATTCGTCTTTTGTTTTAAAAGGACCTTCATAACCATATTGAAATAATGTGCTTGCCTTTGGGCAATAACCGTGTTTCCAGCCTTTTTCAAAGTTTATCGCATACCAACCTGCGGCATACAATACGTCACTGTTAGCAGTTTTACTAAACAAAGGTACGTCTCTATTATACTCTGGATGATCTGGAGATATTAGTTCAGGAGACGGAAATGGTATTTCAAAACCTGCAATATACATTTTATCAGGTGTGTATGCATCTTCAACAGTTTTCTGTTTAAATACCCTAGCACCAAAATATTTTTCTACTGCTTTATCACTTTTAAATTTTTCTTTAATATCACTGGATAGATATTCGTAATCACCTTGAACATTTTGATACAAGACTCCTACATTACCGCGGTGTTGATCTATAACTAACCAACTTGCGTCATCAACTTTTTTGATTGTTGCTTTCTTACTCATGTATTTCTCCTTTAATCAACTCGCGTTGTCTATTAATTTGTCCTGTTCTTTTGTTATGTATTGATTTACATCTGTAAACTGTTTTACCTTTATCAGGCGATTCAAATGTAATCAACTCCTCACTTGGTCCATACTTAATTGTATCCCAGATCTTTTTTATTGTGTCTGACATGAGTTAAGTATTTCTCCAAATTCTGTTGCCGATTCAGTAAGTTTAGGCATATTCCATTTATTACAAAACTTCATAAAAAATATACCTACATTCTGAACTTTTTCTTTGTTAGATGACTCAGCAAAAACATCTTTGATGCCTGCTTTTATTTCATCTGGTTGTTGTGTTAGATCAATCAGTATCTTATTACGTTCAAAGTCATCAATTACTCTATGTTCTTCTTCATTATGATCAACCCAACGTTGCAACATAAAGTTATTGTAATCAAACCCTCCACGTTCCATATCTGCAAATGCTTCTAACATACCTGTCTTATTCTTACTGCCTTTCTTTCTTGCTCCAGGAAAGGCACTAAAGATGTTATCTGATGTGTCACCTCTAACACATTTTTCAAACAGTAACCATTTAGGATCTGGTACTGCTTTAGGTTCTTGTGTCTTTTTATCAATAGCACGTTTCATAGTTTTTGCTTCATATATACCATCGATCTTAACTATTTGATCTGTTGTGCCATTATATTGACTGATATTATCACTTATCAATTGATAGAAGTCGCTGTCTGTACTAACAATAATATGTTCGTCTTGTGGGTGTTCCTGTGTCCACATAGCAATTAAATCATCTGCTTCTGCTTGTGGGTGATGTAGTACACTACAGTTGGTCTTTGTTTTTAAATAATCAACAAAGTTGTCGTAAGCCTCAAAAAATATTTCGTCCTCTTCTTGTTGGCTAGGGGACCTTTGATCCATTGTAACCTTTCTATTCTTTTTGTAAGGCTCATAAAAGTCTTTACGCCAACTTCTACCCTCTAAGCAGAATATTACATGATCGCCATCGAACTCTCTCCATACTTTCTTAACACTATTAAACATTATGTGCATAGCCATACCAACTTTCATATCAATATCGCTTGTACGAGCAGTTACATGTTTTGCTCTAAAGAACATATTAAGAGTGTCAACTAAAATATATTTCATCTTACCACCTGTAAATAATATTTGCCATAATAAAAAATGCACACACAACATTCACTGACACTACAAATGTTCTAATTACTGCAACATGGTTGTCATAGTCTGCTGTCTTTTCATCTGAGAAACTGCCTATTGCGTATTTCCAAATTGTCCAAAACTTCATTTAACTACTTGCTCCTAATGACATAGCAATCGTAAGCATTACTATACCCATTCCTATTAACATTAAAATTTGTATTACTGACATAATTGCAACCTGTTTCATTGGGTGAATTTTGTCTATAGACCCTAACTGGTCAGCCTGTGTGGCTTTTATTTTATCGTATTCTTTCATTCTTCTTCGTTCTTTTCGTTAGACACACTAATGACATCATTGTTTGTAGGAGTTTGATTCTCCATACCAAAGTCCATATCTGCCATTTCCTGTTGCAGAATAGTTCTGCATAAATCATTAAACCACCCGTTTACAATATCATCATCACTTTTGCCACTGTATCCATTCTCTTGTAACATACTAACAAATTCTTCATTAAAGTCAAGTTCTACAAAACCTTTTTTAGGATTTATAGGATCAACATCCATTTGTAATACATTTACATAAGGCTTGCCATCTATAGAAGCAAGTTCCTTTTCTAACTCGCCACCACTTAGATCTCTCTTAGCAATAGCAATCTTTCTATCCTTTTCGCTTTTGAACCACAACTTAGGGTCCATCATATCTTTAAACTTCATCTTTGCCATTGTTATTCTCCTTTAGTTGACTAAAGTATTTGACACTACATTCTGCACCGCAAAATACTTTAGTTTTATCTGCAGTATGATATTTTACATCTTGTGGAAACACCATCGCTTTGCAAACAAAACAATTATACATTAACCTCTTATATCCTCCAAAGCGGCAGGTAAATTAATAATTTGTATTGCTTGTATTTCACATACCCTTTGATCCAAGTTCCAATCCTTTAATTTAGACTCTACTTGATCTTTAGTTAAGGATTCTCTTATTTTAGGATTATCAAAGTATTTGAATGGGTCTCTTCTTGCAATTCCAAAATCACCTACATCTAATGAACCATCGCCTTCAAGTTGACTATTGTCTATTGGCCATGTAAACCATTGTATTGTATCAATGTCATTAAGTTTACAGTTTACTATCATAGTGTAAATCTTTTCATTGATAGTTAATTCTAGTGTATTTGCATTAAGTATATTAACATCTACTTGTTGTTTACCCTTAATTACTATGTTTAATTCTCTATCAATACTCAACTGATCCTCAATTTCGGATTCATAAACTGGCAAACCATCATGTGTATATCCAACAATACCATCGTTTGCCATATCTATATTTGCTTTTTGCCTTTCATAATTATCATCTTCATGATCAGCAAATGCTACAACATTCATTAATGCTATGCCTAAAATAAAGACACTTAACATCGCCCATGGAGAGAAGAAAACTGTCTCTCTAAATGTAAATTTCTTTTTCATAATATCTCCTTATTTTCCGATTGCGTTACCATAAATGTGTACGTGAACTCTACTTGTATAATAGTAACCACGTTTAATGGCTTCATCGGCAATACTTGCCTCTGTTTGTATTAAGCCTTCAAATGTTCCACCTACTCCCATAATCCATACAGGAAAGTCGCAACCGGCTTCACGGAACATTTTAGTATTATCTTCTACTTCTTGCCAACTTTGATCTGTACCATTTACTACAAACTTCAATTGACCATGTGGACTAATTTCAGCATATCTACCTATCACTTCAGGTGCTATTGCTTTCTTTGGCATTTCACCAGCAGTACTCCATAGTTTAGGCGATAAACTCCAGTACCATTCTCTGCCACCTGCTGACCACTGTTGTATATAATCTGCTAGATCGTCACCAATTGGCCTAGTACCATTTGTTTCTATTGTTACAAAGTTAGGCATATTATCTCTTTTGCCAAACTCTTCTAATATGCTTATCATACCTGGTTGTGTAGGTTTAAGCATAGGCTCGCCGCCTGTAAACACCATATGCGTTTCTTGTCCTGTTGCAGGATGTATGAATGTACCTTGCGGCAGAAGTGCTGTAAGTTCGTCTACTGCTTCTTCTGGTGTCTTCTCTGTAATTAAGTGTTTGTATTTTTTACTCCATGTATATGAACTATCACAACCTTTTTCAAATACAGGCAAATCAAACACACTTGTTATGTCTGTGATATCTAATTTTTCATATGGCAAATCATATGTGCTAGGATCGGTTGGGTCCTTCTGTCCAAACCCATTACATTGTAAATTGCATAGGAAAAATCTCATCCACAAACTAGGAATACCAACATATTGGCCTTCCCCTTGTGCTGAATAAAATGTTTCGCTATACTTTAATCCCATTTACTTACCACATGCATGTTGTTGTTGAAGTTTGATATTATCAAAGAACTCTTTCTTTGTACCAGGATCTTCAAAGAACGAACCTTCTAAAACTGTTGTTTGTGTTAAACTGCTATGTGCCAGTACACCTCTGTTTTCTACGCAACCGTGTGTTGCTTGTATGTAGACGCCTAAGTTTTTACTGCCTGTTGCTTTCATAATTTCTCTAGCAATATCATTGGCAAGTTCTTCTTGTAATGTACCACGTCTTGCACACCATTGAGCAATTCTGGTATATTTACTTAGTCCAATAAGTGTTTCTCCTGCTATAATACCTATGTATGCAGTTCCTTTTACAGGCTGATGATGGTGCGAACACATACTTAATATTTCACTTCGCACAACTAACATACCTTTATAACCTTCTTCTATATCATTAGGAAATGCTGTAGCATTAGGCATGTTATTGTATCTGCCCCACATAAGTTCATTGATATACATCTTAGCAAGACGTCTTGCTGTACCTTGACTGTTAGGGTCTGTGTGTCTATCTATAATTAAAGTATCTAAAATGCTTTCAAACTTAGGCACTAACTCCTCTATAAGTTGTTGATCATCACCAGGGTCCATATACTGAGCAACATTATCACTTGCCCAATACTTTGCACCTGCTTCTTTGATTCTTCCTAAAATCTTATTTGTTACTTCATCTGCCATTAAACATTCTCCTTAATAATATGTTCATTGTCTTCTTTGAGAATTCCTATTTCCCAATTTTTTATAACGTCTTCTACATAGTATCTACTTTTGCCTTCAATATTAATATGACCAATTTTCTCGCCATCCTTTTTTAATACTACTACAAAATTGTCGCCTTCATAAACACTTTCTGCTGTTCTCATTTCCACCAATCCTCCCAAGGGTAAACTATCCATTTTTCATCTTCTGGTGCTACTTCGTTGGCAGTTATTTGTACTTCGCCAAAACTACTAGATAACTTGTCAAATAATGTAACAAACTTAACATTCTTTTGCATGTCCATTAAGTTTACAGTATTTGATATACCCTGTAATGTAGTACCAGTATCATTAATATCATCTATAATAACAATTCTTTTACCATTGTATTTAGATAAAAGGTTCCTTAAATGCTCAGTTTCTTGTACTTCAAAGTCTCTATGTTGCCATTCAAAGCCATGAAACGGAACACCAAAGTAATGACTAAGCATTACTCCTGGAATATAGCCACCTCTACCAGGGCCAAATATTACATGTGGTCTTAGCATTTTTATAGCCATCTGTTGCGTAATATCTGCAACGTCAGACTCAAGATTGCTCCAACTGTAATACAATTTTTCCATGTTTACATTATACCAATTTTTCTGGCAAAAGTCAACCTATCTTTCAAAATCATTTTCAAGTAATTCAAATTCCACTTTATCAAAATCATCTAGATTAATTTTTGCAAATTCGTCTGTAATATTTCTGCCTGTCATAGTTAAGAAAATTTTTAATTCCTTATAAAATCCACTATCTAGAACAGGATTTAAAATTTCTTTATCTGCTGTAATATCGTAACCGTCGCTTAATAACTTTTGACTGAGTTTGATACACACTCCAAATGTCATTTTAAGACCTTCTTCTAACATGTCTTCAAAGTCTTGCAATTTTTTAAATTTGAAAATATATCTGTTTAACATTCGTAAATAAAATTCTGCAGATATTTCATCTAGTTGAACTGCAATTCTATTTTGTTCAAACTCAACTTTTTTAAATACAGATAAATGATGTTGATCAAAATCTACATTATTACAAAAGAAATGTATAACGTCCATAATTTCTTTATCAGTTACAGGAAACTTTTGCTTGATTAAACTTAAATCATCTCCTCTACCAATTGCACTACATACAGACATCACTGGGGTGCCTGTTCTATTAATAACATTGATCGACTTTCTTTTTCCTATCATTTATTTTTTATAACCTTGTTTTTATTGTCTGCCCAAAGCACCGAATGTTCAAACATATCATCTAATGTATATGCTGGTTCCCAATCTAAAAGTTCTTTGGCTTTACCAATATCTCCACATAAGTATGAAGGATCACCTTCTCTGCGAGGACCTACTTCATAATTTAACTTCTTGCCAACTACTTTCTCTGCAGATTTAATTATATCTAATATACTAAATCCAACACCAGAACCTAAATTAAAGATACCACTTGCTCCACCATTATTAAGATATTCTACTGCTTTCAATTTTGCATCGGCAATATCTTGTATGTGGCAATAATCTCTTACATTAGTGCCGTCAGCAGTTTCATAGTCATCACCAAATATTGTAAATGTTTCATCATTAAGTATCTTATCTATAATAATAGGCATAACATGAGTAGCAGGATCTTGTGTATATCCATTTTGTGCTTTTGGATCGGCACCTGCGGCATTAAAGTATCTAGTGCTAACATAATTCAAGCCATAAGCCTTATGATAATCTTCTAACATAAGTTCTGTCATATGCTTTGTCATGGCATAAGGACTCATTGGGTTTGGTGTTTGGTGTTCAAAGAAAGGTAATTTGGTATCTTGCTCACCATATACACTACTAGAGCCGCTAAAGATGAAGTTTTTAACTCCTGCTTTTATGCACATATCTAGTAATGCCTGTGTACCAGACACATTATTTTTGTAATATTTGCCTGGATCATTGACACTATCAGGAACAACATGACTGGCGGCCAAATGTACAACTGTTTCTGGTTTGAACATTTCTAATATACCAGCAGTAGTAGTTGCCTGATATTCATGTGGAAATAAAGTAGCACCTTCGGGTAGAGACCATTTTCTGCTTGTATTAGTATCAATGATTATAACATCATATCCACTATCGGCAAAAGTTCTACTAACTTGGGCACCAATGAAACCTAGTCCGCCTGTTATGACAACTGTTGGTTTTTCACTCATCTTTATTATCCTCCTCTGGATCGTGTAGTCCGCCCCAATCTTCTATTTCGTCTGCTTGTTCAGTTATAGAACCTGCAGGTTTTGATTTTGTAGGTTGGACTACTATTTCCTCGTCCCCTTTTCGTTGGGTAAAAGGAATCTTTTTAATATTAGGCATTATTTTTTGCTTCTTGGATTTCTCCTCTCCTAGTTTTGCAAAGTTTGGATATTTCCATTAATGCCTTCCTTGCTCTTGTGGCACTTGCTTTTACGCCATGCCCTTCTTTAAACTTTTCATTCTCATTAACATACTCTTCAAAAAGTGCTTTAATTTTTAAATGTGTCTCTGTCATATTTTTCTCCTATAAGTTTTTAAATTGTACAGAATTTATTAAATCATAATCGGCCCTATAAGCCTGTCTTATGATTGATTCGTCTACGTTATTAACAATCTTTGTAGATTGCATTAAACGTTTATTAACATCAATAAGGTCAAAGTCATCAAAACTATATTCCTTATTAATATCTTTATAAATATTTTTATTGTAGTAAAAATAATCTACTGCAACCTTCTTACTACTTTTTGCTATTGCTTTGAACATATCTATTAAAAATGTTCTTTGTGGTTTAAAATGTGCATCGTTTGATTCTAAATAAAAAGAGTTGCCTTCATCAAATTTAAAAGTAACATAATCTGTTTGTGGTTCAACTTCTCTCCAACCCAAATACATATTCACCGTACTTAAAAATCTATCAACAGGATCTCTAAGTATTACAACAAATTTCTTAGGGCAAATATGTCCGTCTTGTACTGTCATTCTTGACCAACCATCTCTTTTCGTTTCATGATCTCTTATTACACTAGTTGCACACTTTGGTACTAACAAAAATGCAATATCCTCTTTTTCATATAATACACAATCACCTGGCATAGCATTTGTGTAATTTGTATCAATTGATGTCTCCACTATTTTAAACTTTCAAATACATCCTCTATTGCGTCAGTATCTTCAAAATCTGGACCATCCTCTAAATCATTTAAAGGATATTCCATTTCGCAACCGTTTTCATTATCTTCGGCTACTGAAACTTTTATCCATCTACCAGGATATTCATCTCTGATAGTGTATGCTAAGTCATCTGCTATCATTTCGCATGACTTGTTGTTAAGTTGGATTACATCATCATTGTAAAGTCTTTGTAACCAACGTTTAAACTGTATAAACTCTATGTCCCTATCATCATGGAACACTTCAATCCACACTTTAAAGTGGAATATATGTCTGTGCTTGTATCCTAAGAAACTTACATCATCCCAGTTACCTGTTGCTAACTTAGGATCTGTATCTGCTCCTGGATAAAAGTGTACGCCTTCTTGGCTAAATGTTACCCAAATACTTCTCATTCTAACCACTCCCCTATTTTCATAAATGCAATTGGTATTAACACAACTGCAAGTATAAACAAACTTATAAAGGTTGCAAGTTCACTTGGATCATTGTTAAATGGTTCCATCATGACCAACCTCCATCAATGGTTTCCATAACCTCATTCATATGACTTAGCATTTGTGTAATAGGTTCGTCATAGTCACCTATCTCATAGTCAACTTTCTTTTGCTCTTTGAACATAGCCTTGACTATTTCTGCATTCTCGATTATGCCTTCGAGTTCTTGTTTCATTTCATCTGATATTGCCATCATGCCTCCTTGCTTTGTTTGTCTCTATCATATCCACCAACTAAAAATATTGTAGCAAATGCAGTACTGAAGCATACTAAACTTATAAAAAATACTAATTGTGTCAATTCCATTATGCCTCCTTGTTTGGATTCCAAAGTGTTAGGTTCTTTTTCTTTAACCTATTAGTAACAATGGTGTATCTGTTTTGCTCTTCTTTCCATTCTTTCAACCAGTTTGCACCATCTCTTTCTGCATCTATAAAAATAGCATTAGTAAATGCTATTGGAACCAATATGGCAATGTGTATTATAATACTTGCTACAGTATTATAACCAAACCAACCTAAGTAACTTGATGCTAAAAATCCAAAGTAAACACTCCACATTACAAATAATACTAACATAAAGTATGTCTGTAAACTTGGATCTGGGATATATCTTAATGGGTTATACTTAACGTCCATTACTCTTCTCCAGCCATTTAAACCACCCATTACTATTCTTCTAAACAGGCTTGGCTTTTTAATTTTAGATTTAATCATATCATTCTCCTAATCTGTGTGATGTCTTATATACTCTCTTAATACGTGGAGTCCATAGGCCAACCATGTAACAACTATTAAACTCCATATCAGAATTTCGAACATTCAAATTATGCCTCAGTTAAACTGTCCAATTCCTCAATATCGTGTTCACCAAGTATCTCTACATTATACTTGTTTTCTGCAATTTTGTCAACTGTAAATGACAAGTCATAACCTTTGCTTTCAAGCATATCTACTTTCTCGCAAAATTCGTTGAACTCGCTTGTTGTAAGTGTTGCTATCATTCGGGTAAACCCTCCTTTATAAATTCACCGATAGTATCTATTTCATCATCAGACAACATTGCCGCCTGACCCCACATAGTAGAACTCATACTACCGATTTCTTCTCTATTTTTATAGGCATATAGCCTGTCCACTATGTATTCTTTACTTTGTCCAGCAAGTGCAGGGAACACTCCCATACCCTCGCCTTTCTGTCCATGACAGGCTTGACAGCCTCCCCATAAACTTCTTATACTGCTAAAGGCATCGCCTTCCGCAAGTGCTTGTTTTCTTTGTTCTATTTCTGCTGGTGTTCCATACATTCTAACATACTCGGCATAACATTCGCCTGTGCAAGAACTTACACTCTTGCCACCTGTATATTCTAAGTTAGGATATATCATGTACGCGAAAAATATTGCTATTGCACCAACTCCTAATAAAACCATTCCTAATTCTCTCACTATGCTCCAAAACCTAATTGGCCTTTTATGTAGGCCGCCAACTTACTATGTTGGACTTCTTGTTGCTCTTTCTCTTGTTCTTCGGATATTTTATTTTCTAACTCTTCGAGTCTTTTTAAAATCTCTTTGTTTCCCTCGTCAACTGCCTTTTTAATTTGACTTCTTGTAGGCTCACTCATTACCACTTGACTCCTATTGTAATGCTTAACACATTATTATCTTTAGGATCTTCTGTATATGTATTACTAAATCCTATTGAAACTGTTTCCGTTAAACTGTAATTAATTGCAGTTTCATTACGCAGATATGTATCTGTGCCAAGTTCACTTAATAATTTGTTAGTAATACTTAAATTATCTTGCAGTTTATAGAATACCCATAAACTATTTCTAAGTATTGCTTCACTAACAATATCAGTAGTAAGATATGCTACGGACGATTCATGACTGATTTTCCAATTATCATTTCTGAATATTTTCCAACCTATGCCAGCACCACCAACAACTCTGTCACCTGAACTTCTCAGATGATCACTGTCGTAACTAGCAACCCCGAACGTATATAATTTATCTGTTAAGTCCTTGTTAGCCTTTAAAATAGTACTAAACTTGTCCATTTTAACTAATCCATCTTGTTTCTTATAAACATAATCAGTTTCGGTTACAAGGTCTATAATTTCGTTATCCCAAGTGTGATCTACACTTGCTTTAAGTGTTGTAGAATCACTGTTAATTTGTGTAAGTCCAAACTTTGCACTACCTTTGGCACTTACAGGTAATGTAATTAATAATAGTGCTACCGCTATTATGAAAAACAATACTGCTTTTTTTATTTTACTCATCTTTTTCCCATGGTAAAGGTATCTGCTTACCTGCTTTCTTTTCGCTTACTAAATGACTACTCATGTATGCAAAAAAGAATGCACCTAAAGTTAATACTATACCTATAATAAAATTTATTACATCAATCATACTTTGCCTCTGCTACTTTTCTTCTATAATATTGTCTATCTCTATGCTGTTCCAGACCCATACCAGCAAGTACCTTAAGTGTTCTTTCTATAGTGCCATTCTGATAGTCACTTATTTTTCCAATGTTGTACATGCTTAAATCATCATATGAAATATTGTCAAACATTTTTGTTAGTTTTTCAATAGCATCATCTAAACTCCAAGGTACATACATATGATTACCATTGTTAGCAAATACCTCTGGAAAACTTCTGTAAGCAGGATATAGTGTAAGTGTGCCAAACGAGTCTGCTTCACTTACAGTATTGCTTACCCAATCTTGTAAGGCACAATTAAACAATACTCTACTATCTGCTAAAAGATCATAGTAGTCATTCTTTTTTAATCCTGTGTATATTTTAAAGTTTGCTTTACGTTCCGGCCAACCATCGTTTCTTTCTCCGCCTTGTAATGCTAATGCTCTATCAACATACTCTTGATCTGAACTTTTCAGTTCAGGGTGTCCACAAAATATAGCAAACTCTACTTCTGGATCTATTTTGTAGTATTCTTCTGCTAAATCCATATAGAAGTGCGGTTGCTTCTCATCGTCCCAACGTGCCGCAAAACCAACTCTCTTTGATCTATGATGTAAAGGTTTTACATTTTTAACTCTGCTTTGAACTTCTTCCTTACCAAAAGGTAACCCTGTTACATATATTGGCTTTTTAAATCCTGCTGTTCTTAAGTGTGCTACAAACTCTTCACTTGCTACAATAATACCTGTAACAAATTCATCTACCATTTGTTCATATCTACGCATCCAGTCAAACATTCCTTCTCTAATAAGAAAGTCATCTGGGTCTGTTGTTTGTGCTAAGAATCTTAAGAATACTTTGGGTCTGTATTCTTCTGGAGACTGATCCATTATGTAAGGCAAACATTCTAAGCCTGGTGTAAACATATCTTCATAAAAGATTACATCATCGCTTGTAATTTCACCGTTCTTCATTTTCTGTACTAAGTTCATTGTTTGACTTAGACTGTAATAACTTCTACCATGTGCATCAAGAACACTACCTGTTACAATAGCCTTACTATCATCTAGTTCTTCACCTTTGATTATTTCATAATCAATATCATGTTTTTTAAATTCACGTTCATTCCAATCTTGTAATTGTAATGTGTATCTTGCTTCATAAGATTCTAATCCCATGTAAAACAATTTACGCATTTTCATTTTGTACAAATTACCTTCATCCATAAGATTCTCCATTGTTGTTAATTATACCATTTTTTGCGGCCAAAGTCAACCATTTTTTCTGGTGTATGATGTATCTCCGTCTGCATATTTGTGATTCACTTCACTGTGATGTTGTTCATCTGCTCTAACACATTTAATTAAATCAGATAACTTAGCATCTTTATTCATCTTATAATAATCTATTGCTAATTGAGGTGCAGGAACATTTTCAACTTGTCCGCTTTCTACCATAGCAAGATAGTCTGTGTAACTTCTAACGGCCTCTTCTTCAAAGTAACCAATCATTCTGTGTGCTGTTTTGAAATCTATAATATAAAGTATTGCATAAAATACCATAAAAATAAATTGTGCAATTAGCACCAACCATCTTTCAAACCAATTAGGTTTTGCTATTGCTATAAAAAACATTAAATGCATTCTTTCATTTTCTGCTTCTGCTAACATTTCTCTAATGTCAGGTCCATAACCCATTTTCATTTTACGCAGACTTTTCATGTGTAATAACATGCCTGCAACCATTCCTGGTACACCTGCAACTGTTTCTAATACAACT